CAACACCTCTCAACGTATCGGCTGATCTATCTGCACCTCTCAACGATATCTCTGAGTTATTGTGTAGCCTTATCGTTAAATCAGTCTCATTGATGTAATTGACTAAATCATTCTCTATTGCAATCTCTTTGAGCTTTTGCCAGCAAATCTGTTTAGCCTGTCTATATGTTGGTGCTACATACCAGACTTTTTGTTTAGGTTCTTTACAGGCAAAGTTTAATAACTCGCCTATGGCGATAAAAGTCTTACCAAATCTTCTCCCTGTTATTAAAACTCTGTTACGAGCTTGAGATTCGATTACTTGCTTCTGAGGACTTGTTAATGGCATCTATCTTTATTCTTATGTTTACTTTGCGTCCAGCATATTCACTACTGAATATAAATTCTTTTTCCTCAGTTTCTTTCAAACCATTAATCGTTTGATTTAGCCACTGCATAATCTTTTGATTATCATTCACAATTTAAATCCCTTTTTCCAAGCCTGTAAACTCCAATAAGCTGGTGATAATGTTTTCTGACCACTTACTTTATCTAATACAGCTCCCATTCTTGCATTAAATGACCTTCTCCTTGCTGGATCGTTTCTACCAATGCTCATTCCTTTTTGACCAAAATTAATCTTTTTGACATTACCAGTTTTTTTGTCTCTTACAAATACTTTAAACTTCTTAACATCACCACGACTAGGTTTGTTTAGTTTTACTTCTCTGCCTTTATATTTAGCCATATGTAAAGTTTATAACCTTCTCATTGTTTTCATTGATTGTCATATCTTTTTTAGCCCATCTATCTGGGAATCTTCTCTCCAATACCCACGCTTTAGATTGCCAAGATTTATCTTTCATTAGGAAGTCTAAACAATACATTTGACATTCTGACTGAGCCTTTTTTAGAGCGTCCAAAAAGTCTATAAAATTTTTTTTAGCTGTTTCGTCTTTGATTGTTTCTACATCTTTATTAATCCAATTATAATAAGTCTGTTTAACGATACCAGCATAATCACAAGCGTCCTCAATAGTTAGACCTTTCCTTATAGCGTCTAACAGTCTTTCTTGTGCGTTGTCTTGTTTAAGTTTTCTTCCCATTTTAACCTCTTTTGTTTGAGTAAACCCTGTTAATACAGTTTAATTTAAGTTTTGTAAAAACCACCTCGTAAAATCTGGATTGTTTTTAAATATTTCTATTAAGTGAGTAGATATACCATTTACAATATCTTCTTCAGCCTCACTTGGTTTTAAATTTGAAAATTGCCTTAGATACCACACTGAATGTAATATCTCGTGGGTAACTAAATCACAAGCAATACTACCACCTTCTTCAATAATATCTTCATCAAGATATATAATCATTTGTTTGGAATGAAAAGAGCCTTGTTGCTCTCCAATCTCATAGCATATATGACTGTTAATCTTAATTAGTTTTATACGATAGTGAGATAATCTAATAAACTCTGGTAATTCAATCTTTTTCACACTTCCTCTAGTGGTCTATTTTCGCAGTAAAAAGCCCAAGTTTTTAATAGTTCGGCTTCTCTTGCTCCGTGTTGCGCAGCTAATTCTTGTACTAAGATTTTTTTGTTCCAAAACACATAATCTAAACATTCAACTTTAGTATCAAAAGATTTTAATAAATATTCTGTTGTTATAGGTGTCTCTATATTCTCATACCACATTAAAACAGTAATAACCCATATTACTTTCATTTACGCTTCTTCTTGCGTAAATCTAAATCGTGTTTTCTACTACCTCTAAGGAACGAATTGACACGCCCCATAGACCAAGCCGCCATCGGTACTCTCCGTGATCCAGCACTTAAGAAAGCTCCCTGTCCTCTACGATATACTTTAGCGAGAGTACCATAGGTATATCTTTTAGACGCTTTGGCTTTTCTCTGCAAAGTAGCTTTAACTGAAGCTGATAGTGGTTTTCTTTTTACAGCCATTATGCCTTTGTCCTTGCTCTAAGTAATGCTCTCGGTATTCTTTTTCCAGCCTTATATAATGCTGAGACTCTTTGAATAAGTCTGGCTCGTTTTTTGCGTTCTTCTTCTTTTTTAAGCCCAGATAAATATTTCTTTGGTACTCCAGTCTTTTTATCTTTTGCAACTTTTCTGCGTTTTTTAGCCATTATTTGCCTACTTTTCTTATAGCTGAGGTATGTGCTTGATTAAATGTACGACCTTTTTTTAAATCTCTAGCCATTGATCGCATATGTTTTAGAGTATGGTGTCTAGCGTGACTTCTCATAGTCTTTTGCTGTGTTGGATTGAGATCCTTTATAATGTTTTTAATTGACGCTACTTTTACCATTATTTTCTTTTATTTTTTTTCTTTTTCTTCTTTTTCATCGGTCTACCGACTTTTGATCCGTAACTTCCTCGTCCATAAGGCATAATAAATTCCCCTAAAATTAATAATTAATGAATAGTATATCTACACGAATGGTAGTATAGCAATTTATCTCATAGTCTAACGACAAAGTCAAACATTAAATTGCTTGATCAAAAAACTTTTTTAATTCTTCTGTAGCTTCTCTGAGTCGATCACCAGCATAACCTTTTTTAAATTGATAAATAGCTGATATTTCTTTTAAATTAAAATCTTCTACGCATACTCTATACATCAGTTGAAATGAAAAATCACCTAACCAAGTATGACTGCGACTTAGTTTATATATTGCGTCTATTCGATCTTCAGCCATAGATTGCCAAGCGTTGCCACCGCCAATAGAATTAAAGTTAGCAGTATAACTACCAATACGACTCTTTTCCCATAATCTGCGAAATCTTAATGCAGTATAATATTGAACAGTATTTAAGACTTTTTTAGATCGCAGCATATCTAAACTAGACTCAGCAACATTAATCATCACAACTTTGCCTTGTCCTTTAGCCTTTTGCTCTTTAGTTCCAATAAACTTAGGCTTAATCTTTCTGCGATCTTCTTTCTTTAAAACTTCCATATCGGAAGTGTACTGTATTTGTTCTAATCAGTCGATTAAATTTTCTTTCCTGTCATATAATTAAAGCTAACTTGTTCTTTTCCATTAGTAAAAGTTATCTCATTCCAACTGTGAAATGTCATTATAAAACCATCAGGAACTGTATTAGGAAACCTCTGACGAAAAAATTGCTCTGGGGTTATCTTCTTTTCTTTAACTATACTATCTTCATCTAACCAGCGTTCTTGAGATAAAAATGTTGAAAAATGCGGAATAAACTCTGGGCTAGAGGCTTTAGAAACAAGTTGATTATATTTTTCAATCAAGGTGTCAGCGTCCACTTTGTTTTTAATCTTATTATATTTCTGTAAAGCTACCTTCTTACTTCCTCTCTTAGCCTTTAACTTCCCCCATATATACATAAAATCATCAATATTCTTATCATTTATTCTTATTAATTTATTCTGTTTGTTATCGGTTGGTGTATCGTTTGGCATATCTTGATACTCGTCATAGTGGCAGATTGTAAGGACATTTGGTGTATCGGCTGGTGTATCGATTGGCGTATCGGTTAGGATCGTTCCATTTGCCTTCAATCGGTCTAAATACCTTTGAACTTTGGCTCTATTCCAATTAAACGCTTTAGCCATATAACTTATCGAACAGCATAGCTGACCACGCTTTAGTTTTATGGTTTGTCCCTTTATGTCGAAATCTCTATCCTTGAAACTTGCTTCCAATAATATCCAAATGAAAGCTCCAATCTCACATAATGATCTGTCTTTTTTCTGTAATGATGGGTGATATAATATAGCCCTATTGATCTTGATATATCCTTGCATATGTTTTAGCCCTTATGTCTAAGAGGTGTAGTACCTCTCGATTATTTACTTTTTTACAAGGTGATATTATTACTAATTCTTTTGCCAAAGTAAAAGGATTAATATTAAATTTTTTATAAAATGTTTGCTCCCCAAGATCAGTCTGCATTTTATGATATTGGTAGATAAAGTTTAATACATAGAAATCACTTGGTTTTAATCCTGTGCCGCCATCTGATAGTATTCTTATATGACAGGCTTGGCTTGGTGTTTGCTCAGATATGTAACAGGGTAGTGATCTAATGAAATTAAGGTGTTTGGTTGATCGTATGATTTTCTTCATATTAAGTGAGGCTAGTGTGACGAAAGGGCATAAGTCAGAGGTACTAGCCTCAAAATCGACCATAAACTCCCATATTTTAACGTCAATATTTTATTTCTTGACCATATTAATAAATATCTATAATTTTTACCAATCAACAGAAAGGGCATTATGATTACAAAAAGTGAAGAAGCAAGACTTCAAGAAAAAGTTTGGAAGTACAGAACATCTGAAAGTGAAAAATGGAACTTTGAAAGATGGCATAGGTGGACTAATGATGAAAGAAAGGCGTGGGGTGAACCTTTGTTAAATGTTACTGACGCTAGAATTAAATGGAATGATGTAATATTTCCAAATCTAAGTGAGGATCAATATGAGTAAAGTATTTTATGATTCAATGGAAGAAATCTATCAACATAGAGATTTAGAAACTTTTAGAAAACACTTACTATACTTTCAAGCATTAACTAAATTTATAAGGAGTTTATAATGGGAGAACATACACCTAAAGAAAACGGCTGGAAGTATAAAGCCTTCAACTATGACGATAAACAATTCAATGACATTAATTATATGTTGATTGAACTTGAAGAAGAATTATCAATGAAACAAAAATATATAGTTTTTAATTTAGTAAAAAATCTATACAATGAAAGGGTAAAGAATGAAAAGGGCAATAATTCTATTAGTGGCATTTAACTTAACAGCCTGTGCGTCAATGCCTGTTGTTGATAGCAGAGGTGGATCTGGTAATATCCCTCACGATGCTGCAAGACAGCACGATGATATTTATACTTGCAAAGCAATAGCTCAAGATAATACTAATCCATTATGGGAAGTTGGTAAAAAGGTTTATAACGTTTCAAGAATACGATTATTAAATCTTACACCAAAAGCACCAGATAATTATAAATTAATAATGGAGAGGTGTCTCGCTGGCAGAGGGCATCAGATCCTTTTGTGGGAGTAAAAATGAGTGATAATATAAAATTAACTAAAGGCAGTATTGGTGAATACCAAGCAATTTTTCAATTATTAAGAGAAGGATATAATGTTTATAAAAATGTAGAGTCCAATGGTCAAATTGACATAATAATTGAAAGTAGAGAAACAAAAAAATTAGTAAGAATAGATATCAAAACTGCAAAAGTTAAATTAAGAAAGAATCAACTTAACTATCCAGATGAAGGTATACTAAAATTAAGAATTGATGAAGATGGTATAATGTGGGTAGAAAATTATATAAAAGATATGATTCATCATCAAGATCATATCAAACATACAAGAAAGTTTAGGTTTAAAGAATCTATGTACAAATTAGGAATGTCTAATGAAAAACCATCTTGGGGGAAATATGAAAACAACAGATAGAATAATCCATTTTATAATAGCGATATGTTTATTGTTAATGGTCTACAATCAATATAGATATGTGAAATCGGATTGGTGCAGCTATGAAGTGGAGAAACTAATGTTCACGATTGATGACATAGCGGAGGAATTAAATGTCAATTAGAAAGATATTAGTTTGTAAAGAGTGCGGAGCTATGTGCGATCACGATGAAATTAACTATCAGAATATATGTATCGATTGTGAGAATATATTTTGTGAATTAGGAGATGAAGATAATGGTGACTCAGAATCACGGATATAAAGAATTAAATATTAAAATGACTAGGGCTGAATATAAAGCATTTATAAAATGGGTACTATCAGAAGAATTAGATCATTTTGATAAACAGGCTTTAGAAAGAGCTAAAACTAAAATTAAAAAGGGAGAAAACTTATGAACTACTTTACTACATTTGGAAAGTTTGTAATAGCTGTTGTAATTGTTTTAATTATAACTGTCTTATTGGTGGCTTATGTCGTTGCTTAAAAACTTTAAACATTCAGCTTCATCTACCAATAAATTTGTAAATGTACCGCAGTTGTTTGTTGCCGATAAGATTATGGGTATTAAGCAGCCATACGGAAATCAAGCAATACGGGGAAATGTTGGAGAAGAACTTGCTAGATATATAATGGCTAGAGATGTTACAGGGGAACAGGCTTTAGATTATGCTACTAAGAAATGGGAAAAGATGGGTGGTCAAGATAAGACAGAATTAAGATTTGCTTATGATTGTGCTTATCTGATAGCTGAAGAATTACAATCTAGACAACTTAAACGACCAGAGAAATACCAAGAAAGGGTGTTCAATGATGGTAAAGAGTTTGGATTGAAATATGGCATACACGGATTCTTGGATTTTAGTTATTTCAAGAATGTTCCTATGCCATTAGTAATAGATATTAAGACAACAAAAAGAGTTCCAAGTTCTTTAGAAACTTGCTCATATGACCATATTTTGCAACAGTCATTATATTGGAAATTAAGTGGTCAAAATAGAAAATTTGCTCTATTGTATGTCTCTAATAAGAAAACTAATTATCTGGAGATACCAGATGCTATGTTACGAAAAGGGTGGGAAATCATTTATCATAATATGAAATTAATCGAAAGGGTTGACGATATGTGTAAGTCAAAAGCTGATTGGTTATTATCATTTCCATACCCAGATTTAAGTAGCTTCTACTTTTCAGATAAGAAGTTTAAAGAACAAATAACAAAGCTATATGAAGGAGTACTAAATAATGGCTAATATACAATGCGAAATAAATAAAATCTTTCCGCCCAGAGGTGGGAAATTAGGAATATCTTTTAAACCCCTTGAGGATAATAAAGATATTAAAGGATCTAACGGGTATAAGGAACAATATAAAAATTTTACTTGTAATTTCTTTATTGATAATGATGAAATGCCAGATTGGGCTAAAGAAGGTAATAAAATATCTTTTAATTATGAAATGAATGATAATTGGGTGAATTTTGATAAAAAGTTTCCAAATATAAAAATGTTAGATAAATCTGATAATGAAGAAAAGTCAAAATCAAATGATGATACATCTGACGATGATCTTGATGATAGTTTTGATACTGAGAAACTAGAAGCTGAATCAAAAGGTGAAACATTTGGTGAGATCAATATTAAAGTAGTCGATATGATTGCTAAATATCGAATGTGTTTGAAAGCAATAAATGAAGATGAATATTTAGGTAAACTAGATAATGGTCTTAAAAAAGATATTGCTACAAGTTTCTTTATCCAACTTAACAGATAAGGAGTTTATGAGAGGTAAGTTTTTTGACTCCCCCTTATGTTTACTTACCTCTCGCCAGCTATGAATACATTATTTAAAAAAGCTGAAATGCGAATTGCAATGGCAAACTACGATAATAAAGAGGGTGATAAATATGAGGGTGCTTTACCAGATAAAATTTATGAAAAATATTATATTTTTTGTAATGATTTGATGTTTTTTTGCAATGCAAGTGTTGAGCTTTATAATTTGAAAGAAATTAAGACTTTTGAATTTATTGAGTTTGGTAGTTCACCCGAAGATATATTAAACTTTATAAATGATAATGGTATCTCTTTATTAATGGACAGATTAAATAAATTACATACTGAATTAAGGGAAGATATGATTGATTATATGTATAAATATAACCCAGCTATTATTAAAGATAAAAATAAACAAAACTAATTATGAATACATTACAAGAATTACAAAAACTAAAACAACAGACTGAAACTCTTAGCAAGGTTGCAAGAGAATCTAAAGTCGGTGTTGATTCATTGTTGCGTCAGCGTGAACGATTAAAGGCAAAATTATTTTTAAAACATAGATATAATGCAACTATCAAAGACGCTGAGATGAAAGCTAAAGCTGATAAAGATTTAAAGGAATTAGATGAAAAGATAGACAAAGCTGAAATAGATTATGGTCGTAAGTGGGCTGAATACGAGGCGCATAAAATCCATATTGAATTATTAAGGTCATATCATTCAACAAAGAGAGCAGAACTACAACAGGGATTATGATTGAAAAAGAGTTAGCAGTCGTATCGGTATTAAATAAAACTAAATTTGCTCTCTATCCTTTGGAGTATCAATACTATGATGAATACTCTTATTTTGATTGTAAGTCACAATATGCCATTGTTGAACTAAAGCACCGAGACTTTGAATTAAATAGATATACTGATTACATCTTAGAAAGGGATAAGTATAAAAGATTAATGAAAGAGGCTTTTGATAACCGGAAAAAGTTTTGGTATATAAACAGCTTTGAGTCCGGAGAGATTATCGGCTGGAATGTAACTAACCTATATCTATTCAAACAAATGCCACCAATATCGACTTTGATGTGTCCAGCTACAACAGAATTTGATAATAACGAGAAAATAGAGAAAGAAGTCTATTTTTTGCAATTAGACTGTGCTGAACATATGGGATATTTACCTAAATCCGTTTAAAGGGGTCAAACTTGCCCATATATGCGAAAATGAGTTATTTGGATTACGGATATACCTTTACCCTCAAATAGCCCTAAATGAGCTTTATATGACGTTTTTATTATGGAACATTCAAGGAACATTAGTAAAAATAATTAAAATTAATCTTTTATTTGTTTGGATATATTAATAAATGTTGATATAAATACGTATTAACAAAACGAA